TATCCTTAATATCCTTAGCTCTTGCAAATAATAACTTCATTGACTGCCATAAGTCTATGCCTTTTACTACTTTATAGTTCTCATTAATACTCATTACTTCTATACTAGCTAGGACCAATGCCACTACTTTAGTTAGCATAAATGGTACACTGAAAAAAGTAAGTATGATATCATTTAGTATGAATTGGTCTATTAAAAAGAACATAATCACAGTAACTTCATACAGTGCTAACTTGCTTATTATACTTGAGAGTTTCCTACTAGTAATTTTTTCTTCTAACTTATTAGCTTTCCAAATTCCTGTAAAAGTATCAATAGCTATTAATACTCCTATCATCAGGAGTATTCCTGATATTGGTATAAAGAATGCAAGGCAAATAGATATTAAAGTCAAAAGTTCTTGTTGTATAGATATTAATAATAGTGTCAACTGTGTTTTCATAATAAATAAAGTTTAATCAGCTTGTACCCAAAATATACAAGTAGTATAAGAAATAATATTACTCCTAGTACAGCAAAGAAGTTAACCCACCAAGGTATATACTTTATCTTCTCCGGCTTTAATGTTTTAGTTACAACTTTAGTATGGTATACATCATTACCTTTAATAGTTCTATATATTGTCTGAACTCTAGCTTTAGATGTATATATGTTGTTTTGTAGTTTTGTTTGTAGGCTGATTAACTTGCCATCCTTGTCTCTAAGATCTCCATTTAGTCTAGATATAACATTACCCAATGAGTCACAATAAAGTGTGTCTAATAGAGTTATAGTTTCTCCAGGAATTACAATTGTAGTATCTTTGATTTGTATTACTGTTATAGTACTATCTTTTTGTACACATAGTGGACAATACTTTGCTAGTCTCTTTTCAAGAGAGCAAGATGATAATAATACAAGTAATATAATTAAGTATTTCATGTTATTAAGTATTTTCTTCAATATATTCAACATTAAACTCATTTTTTAACTTATCAATAAACTCTTGTTTATCTTCAGTTATAAATTTATTATCAAGTCCTGTTGTTAAAACATTATCTCCTCCATATATTCCATAATAGAATATTACTTTGTCATTATTGTAAACTATATAGTGTTTCATATTATAATCCTCCGTCTAAAATTGTCCAATTATTTGGTGCTAAAGTTAAAACTAATCTACCTGCTATTCCTGCTGCTGAATATTTTGCTCCTGTTACTGTGCCACCAAATGATATATTTCTACTTGGTTGCACCCCTGAAGCACTCCATCCATTATAGATAGCATCTAAGTTTGTTTTAGAGAAAGTTGCAGGTGTTTTGGTAGACATAAAGTTTATAAAGTTTGTACAATTTGCTACATTCCAAGCTCCTATGTTTTGGTCAAATGCAGTTGCACCTCTAAACATACTAAACATAGTTGTAACAAAAGATGTGTCAAATAATAATGGTTGATTAAATACTGAAGCATCTCTAAACATAGAACTCATATCAGTAACATTTCTTGTATCAAATAATACTGGTCCTCTAAATGATAAGCAAAGTCTAAACATAGAACTCATATCAAGAACTGCTCCTGTGTAAAAAGATAATGATTGATCAAATAATATACAATTTTCAAACATACTAGACATACTTGTAATTGCTGAAGTGTCCCAAGAATTTATATTATTAATTGTAGTTAAAGAAGTACAACTATCAAACATATTACCAAGATCAGTTATACCTGTTAAGTTAAGAATATCAGATACTGTAGATAAATCTAAATTACGACAACTAGCAAATTGACCTCCAATATCAGAACCTAATCTTAAACTTCCCCATTGTATAACTGAAATAATGTAGTTTCTTTGAGGACCAGGAGGAAGTAAAGTAAAATTCCATCCCGTACAAGTACCATTTATTGTTACTATATAAACTCCTTTGGATAAATAAGTATGTGTTGTTATAGTACCATCATTGACATCTGTATTACCATCTCCCCAATCAATAGTTCCTGTGTAAGTACCTGTTACTTCATAAGGTAAAGTAATAGTTTCAGGTGCGCCTTTTGTTTCCCAAACTGAAATAAATAATTTTGGATTAACTGATGAAACAGGATGTATTATATTTGTACTTCCTGGAACACCTAAAATTTTATTTGAGTTTATGTCAGTAGGCATGATTAATCAATGTAAGTAATTAAGAATATAGTACCTGTTGCATCATATGATAAACTGTCTAAATAATCAACAGATGTTGGACTAAAACTTACAGTATAACCTGGTTTTAAAACTGCACTGTCTACAATACCATTAGCTGTACCTACATTAGCAATAGAAATTCCATAATTACCACCAGGTACTGTACCTGATAATGTAACATTATATGCATGAGGTGCTCTTACTTGTGGTGTTGGAGGTGGTACGGGTGCTATTGCAAAAATAGCATCAATAATACCTTGTAAACCATTTAGCATTTTTAATTGCCAAGGAAAGTTATTTCCTTTATTCCCGTAATCTTGTAAATTTCCTATTGACATAATTTCTTTTTTTAATTGTTATCCTACATTAAAAATACTTAAATTCACTGATGGAGATAATGGTCTTGTAGGACTACTACCTGCTGCAGTTGCTAACAGTTTCATTCCTGTAGCTTGAGACCACCAGTAAAATTTAAGACTTTGTCCTGCAGTAATTTTTATAATATCTGTAACTACTGCTAATGTTTGATCATTTTGTGCTCCAGTAGTTGTAAATGTAAATGCTGAATCTGGTACTATAACATTATCAATTGTATACCATACTGTTACATTATAGCTTGATGCACCTCCCGTAAAAGTAAGTTGTAAAGACAAACTGAAAAAGTATGTTGATGTATTATTAACAATTACATTGTTACTTCCACCTAATGTAAATCCTGTTGAAACTTGAGTTGTATTAATTAATACTTGATTAGCAGTAGTAGCTCCCCCATTATTTTGAGTTGTAGTATCATAGAAAGTTCCAGAATATAAAATATTTGGTACTGATTGAGCAATAAAGTCATTAACAGTCATACCATAACTTTGGTATGAATCACCTCTATTTTCAAAACCTACATTTGCCCCAAGTACAACTAAGTCTGTGGCAGAATTATTAAAGGTCTTTTTAATCTTGTTTGTAGCCTTTAGATAAATCCAATTTAGAATATCCATGATATATTATTAAGCAACAATAAAGAAGTGAACTTTAACAACTGCATTTAATGCTGCTGAACCTTGATTAGCTATTGTAACATCAAATGAACCATTTGCCACAGTTGCTACTGTTACGTCAGCATTACCATTACCTACATATTCTGTAGATACAAGAACTACTGATGATGTTTTAACAACACTATTAGTTATTGTAAATGTAACTTCATTTAAAGAAGCAAGTGTTTGTGTAAAAGTAGTAACAACTCCAGAAGGTGTATTCAAAGTTACACCAGTAGTTGTACTAGTTAACTGTGTTACAGTTCCTTTATTATATAATGGCTTTAATCCATCAGCATTTAAAGCTAAAGTTAACCACTCATCATCTCTTGTTGCATCTTTAGCAGCAAGTGGTAATAAAACTCCTGTGTCAGTAGGTACAGTTGTTACATAACGTACTCCTTTTTTAACCCAGCTAATAAAATTTAAGATATCCATTTTGTTTGTTTTTTAAGTATTAATAATATATATATATAATATACACAAAATATTTTATATTACAAACTATTTGGTTCTTCTTTATTAGAGATGATGTCTTTAATATTGTTTCTTTTTAGTTAATTAAAAAATTAACAAAAAGATTAATATCAGTAAATGATTGATTTTCTATAGTACATGACAAATTAAGATAAATAATACCTTGGTTTGTCCATATATGTACTTGATCATCTCCTAAAATTTCAAAATTATTTTCATATAAATATGTTGTATCTAAATTTAATATAAAAAAACCTCCTGGTATTTTAGTTATATTTTCCATATTTTTATACTGTTTTATATTCTGTAATTCTAATATTTCTAATACAAGAAGTATCTGCTGCTCCAGTAGATGAAACACAAAATTGAAGATATAATGTACTAGAATTATTAATTGTAAATGATGTTACAGATGTTTGAAGGCCAAAATCTGAACCATATTGAGTAGCGGCATTTGCTACTGTTCCACTAGTACTTTGTTTATTAAGATCTCTAACATTTTTTACAATAACATTTGTTGAAATCATATTTGCTCCTGTAGCTAGTAAAGTTGCTCCTACTGTTGGACTACTACCAAGTGTTCCACTACTAGTACTTAAATAAACTGCAGATTGAATTGTACCTACGGCACCTGAAAGTCTAATTGACATCCATACCATTTCAATAATTGAATTAGTTGATAGTGTATTTGCAGGGATTGTAATTTCAGTAGATATTCTAGGACTTGTTGAACCTGGTCCTGTTATAGTAGTACCATTTGCTACAGAAAATCCTACAACTTGTGGATTTAATGTTGTAGTTGAAGATATTGGTATATTTAATACATTACTTATTAAAGTAGCAGCACCTGATCCTGTAGTTGTTAAACTTGTTATTCTATTTGTATAAGCTGTATCCCAGTTAGTACTATTATCTGTAAGATATGATATTGTACCAGCTGTACTTTTAACAATACCCGAACCACTTAATGCTGCTTGTTTAGCATTCCATGTAGCAGCAGATGTAATTCTTGAATCAGCAAGAGTTCCTGTCCATCCTAAAGTTAAAGATGTTGATTGTAAAAGAGAAGTTGAAGGAGTTCCACCAAGATTTAATGTTACATTAGTGTCATCAACTTTAGTTAATGCAGCAGGAGTTACTGTAGGTATACTAGGAAAAGTTGCTAAAGAAAGATCTCCTCTAAAATATTGGGCTGTAGTTCCTGTAGTAATAGCATTTTGTTTAGCATTCCAAGTGGTTGCAGATGTTATTCTTGAGTCTGCTAAAGTTCCTGTCCAACCAAGTGTTAAACTAGTTGATTGTAATAAAGCTGTAGTAGGTGTACCTCCTAAAGTTAAAGTAACATTAGTATCATCTGTTTTAGTTAAAGCAGCTGGAGTTATAGTTGGTATAGTTGGAAATGTAGCTAATGTACCATCACCTCTTATATACTGTGATACTGTACCCGTTGGTATTGGATAATAGGTTGATGCTGCTAATGTTATAGTTAAATAAGGAGTTAATGCAGATGCCGTTATAAATCCTGATGGATTTGTAGATAAAGGATAATATAATAAACCATATGTTGATGTTCCATTATTCCATACTACAGAAGGATTAGGATATGTACCAGATAAATCACCACCAGCTGGACCTGTAGGTCCACCTCCACCACTTATTGTTTTAGGTTTACCATCTGGACCTGTTACTTCAAGTCCTGCTCCAAATACATTTCCATTTTTATCTACTACTTGCATCAGTATGTTATTCCATATGTGTAATAACTAGTACCTAATATATTTGAATAAGCAATTAGTTGATCACCATTATTTAAGGCATAAGTTAAATTATCTGTTAATGTATCACCAGCTGATAAAGTTAAATCATATATTAAAGTTGTTGTTGTTGTAAGAGCCTCATACTTATATAGTTGGACATCATATGCTAATTGATTATTAAATCTTATATTAAATAATTTATTTAAAGATACTGTTGATGAACCACCTGTTAATAAAACAGTGCCTGTAATAGATAATTCTCCTTGATTACTAATCTCTGCCATATTATAATATACAAATAATTAATGACAAAAAAAACTATAGGAAAGATCCAGCCAAGAAAATTAAGAGAAGTGATGCAACAATAAAATATGAACCAATAGCTTCACCTTGATGGTCTAATTCATAAGCATCTTTAATTTTATTGTATATAGGCCCTCTAAAAGAGCTTCCTATAATCCATAACAAACATGCTATGCTTAAAATAAATAACATTATTATATAATTCATAAGGTATCAATTCTACGTTGTAAATATACTAATGCTTTTTCTAAATCTTCTTTATTGTTAAAAGTTTTTTTACCAGCTCTAGCTAAATATTTTATTACATTTCCTAAGTAAAAATCTTTATCTAACTTCCAGGCTTCTAACACATTAAAAACTTCATATGTTGAATCTTTTCCACCATAGTATTTAGGACGTGTTTCAAATGGTGGAATATTTTTTCTAAAATCATGAACATAATTTTTAGTATTATATTCTGAATCTAAAGTATTTTTAGTTCTATTATCTATATCTTCTTTAGATAGTTCTTTAGAATTAATTTTATCAGTACTTGTTCTTCCAGAAAAATACGGATTATCATCTGTTATGTTTACCATATTATTGCAATATCCATTTCATTAAACATTAGTTTTACACTACCATCAATGTCAACTTTTTCTGCATGTTCTAATTGTCCAGTTGGAATATATACTGAATCTCCAACAGCAATCTCTTCTACTTTATCACCAATGGCATATACAGTTAACCTGTTCCATTGCTTCATTGCTTCATACATTAAAGCATCCTCATCTTTTTCAGATAGTTTAATTGCTGATTCTTTTCTTACAGGTACCTCAATAAGTATCCGTCTTCCTCTTAATGTTTTAAATTGTGTGTTCATTTTATTATTTATTAGGTTATCAAATTTAATTCTTGCTTCTAAGTTAGTCTCTGACTCTGATGTTAATTTTTGCCATATACCTAACTCATGCTTTGTCATTCTAGTTATGTTTTAGAGTTGTCACTTTGTATTTAATAATTTTGACACAGCAGTCTGTGCACTAATTAATTCTCCTATAGCATGATCAAAAATAAAACTTTTAGAAGCTGATTTAGTTTCATTATTATAATGATCTTTTAAAATATTTACAATATCAGCAATATTTTTTTTTACTTTATAATCTGAAGAATCTTCTTCTGTACTAAATTCAATACCAATTAATTCTTCACCAAAGGTTAGAATTTTAGTTTCATTGATATCAATAATACCATTTGGGATGGGTGTAACTCCTGAACTCATAGTGTTGGTTTTTAAATATTATTTACAAATATATAATTATTTATAAATAAAAACAAATATATTAAAATTATTTTCCTTGAGCCCGGTATAATTTTTTATAATTCTTAGAAGACTTTAGTTTAGAAGATTTAGATTTTGCATGAATGCCTGGTCTAGAAATATTTTTTTCTACCTTAACATTACTTCCTTCTTTAATTTTTGCCATGATTAATCTTTTACAGGGATAATAGTTCCTACTGGATATGGTGCACCAAGAGGTGCTTGGGTAATTGATGTTTGTCCTTTATGAACTCTTAATGCTTTTCTTAATGGTAAAGCAGCTTCATTAAGAGGACCATAACATTTAACTAATGTTACACCATTTACTTCTTTAAAATATTTACATGGCATACAGAACATATTACTCATTCCTCCACCTAGTGTATCAGATACAACAAATGATCTATTTACTGTAGTTAAAGTTTCCCATGTTGGTGCTTGAGGTACAGAATCAAAATACCAAAAGAAAGACCATACTGTACTATCAGTTCCATCAGGAGACACAGAAGGTTCCGGAACTAAGAATGAATTACCAATAGATGGACCATCAATAACAGGACATACTGAACAACCCTCTACAAATGTTCTACCTTGAACCTTTATTAGATTACCAGTTGGTACTGCAGCAGATGCTCCACAGAATGCAAACTTACCTTTATAAATATATAAAGCATGTTGTTGACTAAAAATAAAACTTGTTAGTATCAACAAGCAGATTGTTATAATTGTTTTCATATTATAATATACTAAATTTTATTTACTTAAACAAATATGTATTATTCTGTATCATAAAACATTCTTTCAGAATCTTCTGTATGCCATTTTTCAAATCCTTCACAGTTGTAGTAATCTTTGTTAACTAAGTAATCTGGTTTTTCTGGGAATGGTTTAGTTACAAAACTAGGTTCAGACCATTTGATTCTGTTGTTTGGCTGGAGTGCAATCTGACCATTATCAAGTAAAATAATATGGTGACTCTTATGTTCTAGTGCATCTTCTGCTAGAGATAAATCTGTGTTAAGATCATTAGATCCCCAGTTTATGGTCCCGTAATAACTACCCGGGTAAAACTTATGATCTTTCATATACACTTCTACATTGGTATCATAAAGATAAGAAAGATGGAGAAGAGTAAAGTTATAAGAAAAACAATTCCATATCTGTAAGTAATGAAAAGGTAGATCTGGATCCGGCATCTTTGGTTCATGTAATAAAGCATGACTTGGTAACTTATCTCTAAGAACTCCATTCTCTAAGAGTACTTGAAACAATGCTGCCTGACCAGGTAAACATCTTACAGATATAATAACCCCAGGTGTAAATTCTCCTAGACCTTTTTTATGTTGGTACATGTATTCATTTCTTACAAATACTTTAAGAGGAAAAAAGTTATGTTCTATATAAGCCATAGTAAATATTTTAGAATACAAATATAGATAACATCTTTGACATCACCAATACATAAATCTTATAGTAGGTGATTATTCCCCCGGGTATGTTCTACCTCAGATGTACCCCCCCAGGATGTCCAGTTTATTGCATTAAAATCTGGACAAAGGGATATGGTTTTTTAATATATAAGGGAGGAAGGAGGGTCCCTATATACCACATCCCCCCAC